TTTTAAAGTTGTGCCAACGCCTACGCCATGAATATAAATATAAGCATAAGGCAAGCTAAGAGTTGTGCTGTATTGAAATACACCTTTAGGGAATTTAAACTCCGTATTTGCAGCCCAAGGGGTAGCAGTATCCCATCCAACATAAGGATCGCCAGATGTTCCAGTGCCGCCAGAAATGTAATCCAGTACATTTACCGGCGCACCTTTAATCATCGAATATGTGGCTTTTGTAAGAGACATGGTTATACCTTTTTATTGATTTTGAATAATAGTAACATTTAAGTTGTTTGCACCAACTGTTGATCCAGCCAAAGCAGTGATTGAGTTACCACCATCAGCAAGTTGAATTTGATTTCCAACAGGAGCCGTTAATACAAAAGTAACAGGGCCAGTTTGCGAAATAATAACGATTGGTGTTGTGCCGTTGGTGTCATACAAAACCAAAGCAGTTCCACCACTACCGCGACACCTAAAGACCGCCAAAAATGACACGCCAGTAGCCACTGTAGTGGCTGTTGATGTGTTAATACCAAAAAATGGAGAACTAGCAATTTGACCATTGACTGTTAACTTAGCACCTGAAATTGCGCTTGTTTGACCAATGTTGAAATTGTTGCTTGTGTCAATGGTTGCTGCCGTTACAGTGCCATTTCTTCCCAATCCAAGTGGAATAGAACTGCCTGTTGTCACACCTTTGCCAGATGTGCCAATGACTAAGTTTCCTGTGGATAAAGTTTGATTGCCAGTAAATGACTGAGCTGCATCAGTACGGGCCATTGTTGCATTGGCATCAGGAACAGTAACAATACGGGTTGCAGCGGCTGCTGGGCCAGTAATTTGCAAAATGCCTGTCGTAGCATTTGACCGTATGTTTTGAACGGTTAAATCATTAACAGCAACTTTTACTGTGGCGCTTGATTGAACAATCGGCAAAACTTCTGTACCCGCTAACGGGGTTGTTGCAGACGTTAGTGCGGAAATTTTTGTGTTTGCCATTATTTACCCCAATTAATTGTAGCTGACTTCTATTTTAGAAGTTTTTGGCGGCGCTTCAGAAAAAGTCAATGTTGTACCAGAAACAGAAAATGTGTTTCTGTTTTGGTATACGCCATTGATATATACAGAAATTGTATTTTCGTTAGCTACGCTAGTTGACAAAGTAAAAGCTGTTGTTGTTCCATCGCCTGTAAAGTTATCTGGGTTAGTGTTTGAAACGCCTACGCCATAAATGTTGTCATACGTTGCAATCAGAACATCTGTTGAATCTTTTAAAACAAACTTGTACGATGCCGATGTAATCCAAATTTCACCGCCATCAGGCACACGGCCAGCGGCATCCAACACAATCGGATTTGTACGGGCAACAGTTCCGGCGCTAGTTGTATAACTAGCTAAAGGTGTTGTTGTACCAGCCGCATAGGTATACAACTTACCGCCAGTCAGTACTGCGCCGGTATTTGTAAAGAATTGGGCCGCAACGCCGCCCACAGGGGAGAGAAATACGGCCATTGTGAGTCCTTATTCGTAACTGATAGTTGCGCTTACTGTACCGCCAATTACCACGTAAATTCCCTTGTTAAGGTACAAACCTTGGAAAAAGTTGTGGTTGGTGTTTGCAGTAGGAATGAAAGTGGCCAAAACCACAGGGTCCGAATTGCTGGCCGTAGACGAGTCGTAAACTGTGATCGTAGGCGAGCTAGAAGCAGAACTTACAAAAATACTGTTGAGTTTGCCTGCACCGACTTTGATCTGAGCAGTTGCGGTGATGGCGGTGTAATTGGACATGATATTCCTTAAGCTAAGAATTTGAGTTTGTAGAGAGTGCGCAGATAAATCTCGATAATGTTGTCAATCAATTGTTGCAACGACATATCGGTCTTGTCAACCACCTCATACCGGGCCGCTTCGATCTGACTGAGCGAATCTTCCAAGAATTCAATGATGTTAGCCGTTTTCTTGGCTGAATGCAGCGTGATTGGCCCCATCAATCCATGACGGCCTTGATAGCTTTCAGCAAAATCGTCAGCTGCGTCAATGATGCGGTCGTAGAAAATGTTAAGCGCCATGTGCTTGCTAAAACTGCGTGTGTTCAGGTGAACGGAATGCGTGACATCCCGCGCCAAAAACAACAGACCTACGAATTCATTTGCTTTCATTGCGGTTGCTCCATACCTTCTTGTGGCATCTCGGGGCCGGTGTCAACATCACGACCAGGCATTTCATTAACCAAATCACCAGACGTAATCATTGAATGCACAGTGCCCAGCACGATGTCTTGAATCTGCTCTGGCGACATGCTGGCTTGGAACGCTTGCATCCGCTTAGTCTCGGCGTCGAAGGCCTTAACCTGTGCTTCAAAGTCCTTGCGGTGCATGTCTTGCACTTCAACAGTCTTGCCAACGTCCTGAAGCATCTGGTGCATTTGCCCCAATTCTTGACCCATTGCTTGCATCTGCTGCTGCGCGGCCTGCAACGCTGGATTGTCTTCACTGTCGCCCATCAACTTAGGATCAATGGTCTTGGCAAACCGTTTGGCCATCTCTTGAGCACCGGGCCAGTCCATGTTCTTAACGAACAGGTCGCCAGCAACAGCCCACAACTGTGGGTTGCCTTGCAGCAACTGAGCCATCGCCTCCAAAGCCTCTTGACGTTTGGTCGCGTAGCCTGGGCCGGTGGTTGCAACAACGTCGTACTTGCCTACGCCGGGGTTGTAGATTTTTTCAATCACGATACCGTTTTGGTCAACAATCTTATTGACTGGCTCGGCCTGCTCGGGGTTGATCTTGACCATTTTGGTCTCGCCATCTTCACCAATGATTCGGGCGATGCGCTGAGTGTCGTAAATCTTAGGGATTAAGTCGATCAATTGACGGGCTACGTGACGCACGCCGCGAGTCAGGTTGTCGCCGTAGTGGAACGTGCCCACATCACCTTCACGCTGACGCGCAAGAATGGCTTTGCCCGAGCGTTCGTTGCTTCCCATGCCCAAACTGGCGTTATATTGGCCAGTGGTGGACTTGATGTCTTCAGCAGCGCCCGACTTGGCCTGTAGGAGGCCGCTGGAGGCCATCGGAGGCTGTGCACGCTGGGGTAGTGGCAGGACACTGCCAGAACCGTCTGTAACGTCTGGATTGACCTCTAAATAGGGCCAGTTGTTCGTGTTAGCGGTTTTCCACTTGTCTTCGTAGCCTTCAAACTGACCGCCGTAGCCAATAAACGGTGCTTTGGGGGCCAATGCCAGCATCTCGGCTTCTTGGCTGACCCAATAGTTGTACATGCGCTGGGCATCCTTGGCGTTACGAACCAAGCCAGACACATACAAACGGCCATCAACCTCAAATTCGTTGCCGACAATGCGAATCACCGGGATCCACTTGCCTGCCCACTCGCGTTCTTCAAGGATTTCGTAGCCGTTAATCTTGCAGTATTTGACCTTTGGACGGTCAGATTCGCGGGATTTGACAGGCTTGCCAAAATGCTCACGCAGCATCTTGTCTTCTGGCGTACCGGCAAACGCCGATTGGTTACCGGGGTACAAATTGAGCGTGGTGGTGTCGTAGTCGATGTAATAGTAATCGGCAATGCGGATCGTGTCCTCGTTCAGCCAGTTGCTGATCGACTGATCGCCCACGCCCAGCGACTGAAGCGTCGTAATAGGCGCTGCGTCGGGATACGTCCGGGTAAATTCGGCTTTTGTCAGGTCTTCCGTCACAAAACACCATTTGGCATCGGCGCCAGTCGGGTCTTGGATAGTTGGGTCCATGTAAACGCTAAAACTGTTGCGTACACGGCCAATTTTAATGTCTTGATCGAAGGTTTTATCGTCGCAATACTCGGTCAAAAGGCGAATATAGCCTTCACCGTAGGAGACTTGGTTCTCGCAAGCCGTGTCGTAGGCCACATCGGCGTCGGAAATGTATTCGATGTGCCGAATCATGCCGTTGAAGATGTCTGCCACTTCAATGTCGGCGTTGTCGTCCACAGGAATGACTTTAGCGCCTGGGCGGTTCTGGCGCATGTCGTTGGTGACCTGGCGCACATGCTGGGGCAGCTTATTGATGGTCAGCGTAGGTCGTGCGTTGATCGTTTGACCCTGCACAGCGCCGCGAGTGGCCAAAACATCGGCTGGCCATTGCCACTGATTGTCCGGGCTACCAGCGTAAAACTTTAAGTCATCGGTTTCGTCTTCACGCGATTCGGAAAGCGCGGAAACCGCCATGTCGAGCCTAGCTCGGGCGGTTGAAAGAATGTCGGATGCGCTCTTCTTAGGCTTGCCGCCTTCAGCTACAGCAGCCGCAGCAGCAATGCCGGTTTGATCAGCCATTTAAGACCCCTATAACGTGAGGTTCACGCATTACAACATAGTTTTTGCGGTCGTAGGTGAATTCCTGACCCACACCGAAGTATAGGTGATCGCCAATCTTGAGGTCTTTGCACTCCGGACCCGCCGCCACTACGATGCCAGTTTCAGCACTTCCATCCTGCGGCAACACAAATAGCGGATGTTTTTCAACGTCGCGCTCAATAATGAGGCAGTTTTGAAGCGCCTTCATTTTTTCTTCATTGGCGTTGGCTTAGCAGCTGCACGTTTTTCACTGTAGGCGATCGCAACGGCTTGCTTGACCGGACGACCGGCTTTAACTTCGGTAGCTACGTTTTTGCGAAAAGCAGCTGGAGATTTTGATTTAACGAGTGGCATTTTACTTTTCCTCTTCCATGTGATAACCGTGAACGCCCATAGCGTGCCCTTTAGCGCCGCCAGAGCCGTAATTGTGGCTAGTCGCATGGACTACACCACCAATAGTTTTAAGCACGTGTGCACGGGCGGCTTTATTGCCGCCGCTGCCGCCTTGAATCTTATCGGCTTTGCCCATACGCGCGTCAGGCAGATTGCCCTGCTTGGCGTTTACGGTTTTGCCGTTGCCTAATTTTGCCATATTATTCTCTTACGCAGGTTGAACATGAAGAATGGCGAAATTGATCACCAAGGCTTCAGAATAAGCATTGTTCGACACGTTCTTCACGTTAATCGAACAACTGCCGTCAGTCACAGCCGTGATGCCAATCAAATACGCATACAGCGTGCCGCCAGAGGCGATATTGATGATAATCGTATCGTTGGCGCTGATGATACTGTTTGTCAGCGTAAACGCAACCTGCGCTGCTGGCGCAAGTTGTGCGTTTGCCATTGTAATGGCGCCGCAGGTTTTGTTCAAAGTCACGCCGGTGGCTTTGTTGGTCTGCTGAGTGACCGTACCAAACGAGCCGCTGGTGTAACCCAACTGCTGCGTAGCGTAAATCGTTGTGCCCTTGATGGTTTGCGGATTGGTGGCGCCAATAATGCCGCCATCAATGTCTTGATCGAGGAACGCGACGCCAATTGGTTTTGTAAAACTCATGTCAACTTCCCATCCATCCGGTTGATACCATGCCGCGATCGTGGACGACGCGGCGTTCGATTTTAGCGCTGTACTCGCCACGGTTGGCCACTGGATATGAAAACGTCAGTGCTATTGCATCCGCAGCATCTGGAGACGCTAAACCACGCGCCTTCATGTCTTTCTTGGACTCCAAAAAGATCGACCCTTTGGAATCTGGCTTCATCATAGGCGAAATCAGATCAGATTTCAAGAACCTGTCGTTCGGAATGCTGGCGCTTTTAAGCCAATCGCGCATATCGCCCCAAATCTGCGCCCGCATATTACCGTACATCGCCGGGGTGCGCGACTTCCAGCCGAAGTTTACACCTTTGATCTTAAACCGCTGTTCCTTGAGCCGGTCCACAATCCCCGCGCCCAGCCCACCCTCGTCGATGAACACCATCGCCGGTTTGTATTCCTCGATCGCTTCGATCACGTGGCCGACCACCGTCATCGTGTCGTCGCCCCTGTGCCGGATGATCTTCACGATGTCCCGCCCTTGCCTGATGGCAATCACCGTCGCATCAGC